ACTCGCGTATTCAGCGCGCCCTCGGTGAGGCTATTGCTCGCGCTATTGACACTGCCGTCATTCACGGCATTGACGCGAACACCGGTACTGCTATCGCCGGGAAGGAGGCCCTGACCTCTACCACGAAGGTGCAGGAGCTGGACCTGGCTTCGACCGCTACCGGCTACTTCACCAAGCAGCTGTCCGCCGCCTATGACAAGGTTGTGCTGGATGACGCTGACGAGGCTGAGTTTGGGTTCGACCACTTCCTCCTGGCCCCGAAGTTCCGCAGCAACCTGGTGAACGCCCTGGATGCTCAGGGTCGTCCGCTCTACCAGCAGGCTCCCGACATCACCGCGAAGTTCGGTACCGTCCTGGGTGTCCCGGCTACCTACTCTCGTGCCGTCTCCGGCTATGAGAAGGCCAAGACCCCGGCCGCGAAGCTTCTCGGTATTGGTGGAGACTTCAAGGATGCCCTGCGTCTCGGCTTCGTTGAGACCATCACCTACCGTAAGGCGACCGAGCGCGCCGGTGGTGTTGACCTCTTCGATCGCAACATGGGTGCGATCCTCGCTGAGGCCCAGTTCGGCTGGGTCCTGCGTGACCCGCGCGCGTTCGTGAAGATCACCAGCAAGTGACCCGGGTGGTGGCCGTCGGCGTTTTGGTTGGCGGCCACCCCGTGGCCTGGTTCCCTGAGGAGGTGGAGAAGTGACGGTAGCAACGCTGGATGATGTTCAGGGGTCGCTTATGCGGTACCTGGAGGATGATGAGAAGGTCTGGGTACAGGCTCTTCTGGATAGGGCTGAGGCCCTGATTCTGTCGCGTATGCCTGACGCTGTGAACCGGTGTCGCGTCGACTACAGCTTCTCTATCATCATGCGGATGGTGGAGGCCGAGTCGGTCTCCCGTGTCCTCAGGGCCCCTGGCGGCGGACTCTACAAGTACGAGACCGAGGGCACCTACACCTACTCGGTGAATCAGGCGGTCGCGTCCGGCATCCTGGAGATCACCGATCGTGACTGGCAGGCCCTTCAGTCTGGCACCTCCGGCTGGGGTGTGGTTGGGGCCGAGATGGACGGGTATGCGCGGCGCACGCGCCTCCTGGGCGCCCTGGAGGGGCCTCTGACGGTTGACCCCACGTACCTGCGCGGCCCCTCAGTCCTGGACTTTGCTGGGGATCACCCCGTGTATGACGAGGACGAGGTGACACTGTGGTAGGGTTCCGGCCCCGCCGTGGGCGCTACCTGGAGAATGGCCCCCATGTGGTTGAGGTGACGCTCGCTGTCGTCAAGGAGGGCCGCACTGGGCGCCGGTTCGAGCGGGGGGAGACCTTCGTGGTCGACAAGGTGCTGGTGCAGCCGTCCGCAGGTAACGCCCTGAAGGCTACCGAGAACCGCGTCATTCGCGGTGACCTCACGGATGAGACTACACTGAAGGTGTTCGGCACTGGCAGGAAGTGGCCGGGTGGTCCGCACTCGTGGGTGAAGATCATCAAGGGTCCCGAGTCGCTGGTTGGGAAGACGTTCCAGCAGGCCGGTGAGCCGCTCACCTATGATGCCTCCCCGATGACTCGTCACTGGTCTGTGCGTTGTGACACGCTCGGAACGGAGTCCCGATGATCGAGGTCTACGATAACGAGGCTGTTCACGAGGACATTGCTGCCGTGGTGGCGCGTCAGCCTGAGTTCGCTGCCGCCGCCGCGAAGGTGTTCGCAGAGATTGAGGCTTCCGCTGCGGCGCACATGCAGACCGGAGAGCAGGTTGCATCCTTCAGCCTGAAGCAGGGGAAGGTTGACTGGACCATCTCCCCCTCCACTGACCATGACGCCGCCCTGGAGTTCGGGCACTACGTGTATCAGGATGCCCAGGGGCGTCGCTCGGGCCGCCAAGGGGCCCGCTATCGCACGTGGGTTCCTGGCACTTATATTATGCGTAGTGTCGTAAGCGCACATGGGGGGTTCTAGTGGCTTACGTGAATCCTCTTCCGTTCATCTACCGGTACGTGCAGGATGCTGCCGCCGCTGGCGCCGCTGAGTGGCCGATCCTCTCTCGGATCGTGTGGCGCACCCACGGTGACGTGGATGACCCGATGAATGAGCTCGTGTGCCGAGTTCAGATGACAATCTCGCGTGTCCACCCGTCTGGGCCGACGTTCGCCGCCACCCAGATCAGGGCACGCCTGTACATGACTGGGCCTGATGGGGATGAGGTGTCTGACGCCTCTGACGCGCTCGTGCAGGCCATTGAGAAAGCTTGGAGGTCAGGAATGGTGACCTCCGAAGGCTGGGCCACTTACCTTGAGTGGACCCAGCTGCCCACGCCGGAAACGGACATGGGAACCACTGCCGACTACATCAACATGGTTTCGTCCCTTCAGGTGACGGCCAGGAAGGGAGCCTGATGGCTAACCTCGGAAACAGTAAGATTCAGATCGCGGGCCGTGGGCACGTCTACTACGCTGCCCCTGACACGGAGGCCCCCAACCTCGGCGGCTACACCTTCGGTGACGGCACCACCCTGGAGGCGAACGGCTGGACCTGGCTGGGCGACACCTCCAGTGAGAACCTGATTGAGTTCGAGTCCGACGGTGGAGACACCTCCACGAAGCGGACCTGGGACCGCCAGGGCGTCCGCTCCACCCGCGAGGACGTCACCAACAAGGTCACCATCAACGCCGTCAACCTCGGCGAGGACGTCATGAAGGTGGCGTTCCCTGGCTCCACCTACGACGCCACCAAGCGCGCCTGGGACATCGAGCTGGATGCCTCCAGTGAGCGCGCCATCCTCGTTGTCGTCGAGGACGGCCGTATCGTCTCCGGGTACCTGTTCCGCCGCGTCTCCCTGGCCGGTAACATGCCGTCCCTGTCTCTGGACAACTTCACTGAGGTGAAGATCGCTGGCACGCTCTTGTCCCCCAACTCGGGGAAGACGCGCGTCCAGATGCTCGAGCCTCGCACCGTCACCGGTATCGGTACCGCGAAGCCGACCATCACTACCCTGACCCCCACCTCCGGCGCGGTCGGCGCGAAGGTCGTCATCGCCGGAGCCAACTTCGATGGTGTCCAAGAGGTGAAGTTCGGCAACGTGGTCGCCACGTTCGAGAAGGACTCCTCCACCCAGATCACCACCTACGTGCCTCGCGGCGTGAATACGGGTGCGCAGAACGTGATCGTCACGAACAACGTTGCCGCCTCAGACGGCAAGCAGTTCACCGTCAACTGACGGCTGATATACTAGGGGCGCCGCCATGTAGGGGTGTGTGGCGGCGCCCCTCCCAACACCCCATCACCCCACTGGAAGGAAACCAGCATGGCCACCAAGAAGGCGGATAAGCTTCCCGAGTTCTCATCCATCGAGGGGCATGACTTGTTCGTGCCGCCGCATGCTCTGCGCCCGTCGAAGCGTATGCGCCTCACCTCTGTGCTTGAGCCGTTCATGGGTGACAACGCTGACTCCGTGAACCTCCTGCTCGTTCTCGCTGATGTCATGGGCGCCCTGGAGGATGGTGGATTCATCAAGGACCTCGACGCATGGGATGCGTTCTACGACAAGGCCGACCTTGAGGACGTCATCAACCTGGTCATGGCTTACGCGGGGGAAGCCGCAGGCGCCAAGGGCTAGATGAGTTCTTCGAGGAGCACCCGGAAGCCGCTGCGGACTTCTGGGTCCTGTACCGGATAGATGTCCATGGTGACTACCGGGTGCGCCTCGTGAGCCAGCTCCTTGAGCGCCTTCCGCATGAGCCCTGGTCTATGTATCGGGCTAAGGGTCTTGGTGGGGAGAAGTGGTTCGGGTACTCGCGGGACTCGGAGAGACTGTCGGAGGCCCTGGATCGCCTGGCCCTGCTGATTAAGGGGACGGCCGTCAATAAGGCTGTCTTGAAGGACTCGGAGATGATTGAGCGACCCAACTCTAGTGGGTCTGCTGCGGTAGTATCGTCTCAGGATACTGCTGGGGTTGCCGCCTTGTTTGCGGCTATAGGTTGAGAGGTTCGGGATGGCCGGTAAGGGAACGGTTGGTAAGCTTTCCGTTAAGGTCGTCCCGGACCTTTCTCAGTTTGCGAGTAAGCTCCGTAAGGACCTGAAGCGCATCCAGAAGCAGGTCAAGGACCTTGATCTCACGTTCGACGCTAACGTACAACTGGACAAGGAGTCCCTGAAGAGGGCTCAGGAGCAGGTCGCTAAGACTGACGCCAACATTCATGCTGGCGTCGACCTTAAGAACGGCCAGCTGGAGGCTCTGCGGAAGAAGATTCAGCAGATCAAGTCCGAGGTTAAGGTCAACGCGAATCTCTCGGAGGAGCAGAAGAAGAAGCTCGAGGAGCGCCTCGACCATATACGCACCAACATTAGCCTCTCAACGCGCCCAGGCGATCTAGCTAAGCTCAAGAAGGAAGTGGAGTCGGCTGCGGGGGACGTCAAGGCTGGCCTGACGGCGAACGAGCGGTCGTTCCGTCAGTTCCAGGCCCGCCTGAACAAGCTCAAGGCCGATATCCCCGCCAAAGCCAAGCTTGATCCTGCCGCCGAGAAGGAACTCAAGGCGCGTATCGCGGCCATCAAGGCCGATGTTGATGTGCACGCGAAGCTCTCCGAGGAGCAGAAGAAGAAGATCAAGCACGAGCTGAACAAGCTCGACGGTAAGGCCACCATCAACGCCGACCTGGATGATGGGAAGGCTCGCTTCGACCTGCGGCGCCTCACCCATCCTCGTTGGGTAGACATCAACGTGCGCCTCGGCAAGGCGTCCGCGGCGCGCGTAGCTGCCCAGCTGAAGGCTCTCGCTGGCGGTAACGTGTTCGAGTCGATCGGCAGGAACCTGAATGACTTCCTGAAGAACCTGGATACGGCTGCGGTGAAGATGGGCGCTGTGTCGACCTTGATTGGTAGTGCGATCTCGGTGGTCGGTTCCGGCCTGGGTGTGTTCTCGTCCTTGGCTGTGGGGCTCGCTAAGTCCACTCCGGCGCTCCTGGCCCTCCCTGGTATATTCGGTGCCGCCGCAGCTGGGGCTGGTGTCCTGATTGCCGCTTTGAAGGATGCGAAGACTGTCCTCGAGGACCTTGGTCCCGCGTTCACGAACCTTCAGACGCAAATCTCGGGCGCCTACTGGGAGCAGGCTGCGCAGCCGATCCGTGACTTCGCTAACATCGCCTTGCAGGAGCTGTCTCCGGCACTCCAGTCGATCGCCTCCAACCTGGGGGCCATGACAGCTGCCATCGCTGGCGCCGCCACTGGGCATATTGCTGGCTTCCAGCAGTCGCTGACCTACCTGTCTCAGGCCCTGTCGTTGGGGTCTACGGGGGCGGCCTCGTTCACGAACGGTCTGCTGACGATGGGTGAGGTGGGGGCGAAGTTCCTCCCCAGCATTGCCTTGTGGGCCAACAACCTGGCGGCCTCGTTCGAGCAGTGGGCGTCTAAGGCTGCAGCGTCCGGGAAGATGGAGGAGTCCATTCGTGCGGCCGCGAAGGCGTTCGGAACCCTCAAAGACATCACGATCGACCTGGGCGGGATCGTCGGGGGCCTGTTCACCGCCATGGCGAAGGGGTCTGCCCCCATTGACTCCATTGCTGACGCACTGGATAAGGCGAACAAGGCCGTGAATGGCCCCCTGTTCCAGGCGACTCTCACGAACCTGTTCTCCTCCATGGGGCGGGCCGCCAGTTCGGCGTTCCAGGGGGTCGGTAAGCTTGGTGAGGCGTTCGTGTCTCTCGAGCCGACCCTAGGCGTGGTGCTTCCCCTGATTGGTGAGACGCTCCGCACGGCGCTCACTGGGCTCGCTACAGCTCTCGAGAATCCGGCGTTCCAGGATGGGTTGGCGAACTTCTTCAACAGCCTCCTGGTGGCTGTGCAGGCGCTCGCCCCCGCTATGCCTGCCCTGGGTGAGGCGTTCGGCGCGATCGCCACCGTCGCGGGCACTCTGCTGGAGGCGATCGCCCCTCTGGTGGCGCAGCTGGTTGAGGGCCTGGCTCCGATCTTCCAGCAGCTGGTGCCGATCCTCGTCCCGGTGATCGAGCAGTTGGGTGCCGCCCTACTTCCGGTGATCCAGGCGCTGGTTCCGGTGATCTCTGAGATTATTGCCCAGCTGGCTCCGATCATCTCTGAGTACCTTCCGCAGATTCTGCCGCCGATCGTTGCTTTGGTTCAGCAGCTGGCGTCCGCCCTGATCCCGGCGATCCAGTTGGTGGGGAAGGTTATGCAGTGGCTCATGCCCCTGGTGATGGCGGCATGGAATGGGATCATGTCTACGGTGACGGGCGCCATCCAGATCATCAAGGGTGTCCTCCAGACGGTCCTCGCCGTCATTCAGGGTGACTGGTCTGGGGCCTGGAACGGCATCAAGACGATCGGGGAGGGTATCTGGAACCTCATCAAGGGCCAGTTCGGCATCTTCGGCAACCAGATAATGTCGATGTCCTCCACGGCCTGGAACTCCGTGTTGAACACCATCAAGGGCGTGTGGAACTCGATCACCTCCACCGTCTCTAGCGCCCTCAGCTGGGTCCGCAGCCTCATCAGCAACGGCTGGTCGGCTGTCAATAGCATCACGTCCTCCATGTGGAGCGGGATCGTGAGCACGGTGGCGTCGTGGACGAATAACATGCTGAACACTGTGCGCAACATTCCCAACAGCATTCGGAACGTCTTCGCCGGCGCCGGGTCCTGGCTATGGAATGCCGGTAGGAACGTGATTCAGGGCTTCATTAACGGCCTCAGCTCCATGTTCTCGGCAGTCCAGAACAAGCTCTCGTCACTGACTTCGTATCTCCCGTCATGGAAGGGGCCAGCTCCCGTTGACCGCGTGATCCTGAAGGATGCTGGTCAGCTGGTTATGCAGGGCTTCATCAACGGGCTTGAGTCTCAGTATGGGGCTGTGCGTAAGTCCCTCCAGGGGTTCACGGAGGACCTTCAGAAGGACGTGGCCCCGCATATTGCAGCGTCCGTGTCTACCTCGTTCGAGAAGACGAAGCCCTCCAAGGATCGTCTTAACGCGATCGCATCCTCCACTCTCCAGGGCGATCAGGGGCGGCGTCCGGGCGGCCGGCGGTGGGCACGACGGGGACGGGGCACGGCCGAGCTG